TACCACCTGACCCCCCTCCCCACGCACCCTATGGGGGTCACCCTTTGATCCACACAAAACCACGCCTGCCTGCTCGAAATTGATCGCATAATCCATGAACCCATCGGTTTTGGTCTTAATGCATGGGGTTTTTGACCCCCCATCGAATAACTGGGGTAAAAGCCCAGTGAATTACTGGTCCCTTGCAGGTCTCAATTGTAAGTCACGTTCTGCACATGACTTAAGTGCATCTCATTGAGGTGTCCATTTTCATCTAGAAGCACCCTTGTATTAACGCCTTACAGTGTCGCAATTTCGGCTAAACGGGTGCGTTGTAAGTCCTGCAATTAACGAAGATTAAAATTGTTTTGTGCAAGCCGGATTTTTTGAGAAAAATTGGACCCGCGCCGCCGATAATACGTTAGGGGACCTTGAGGTCCCGGACGCAAACCAAATTCAGATGGAGACCTGGTAATGATGAGTCAAGGTTGCTCGATCTCGAAATGCGGAGTCCCAATTTGGGGACCCGTTCGTGAGAATCTCGAGATGGCCCAAATTCACACGCTAGCAGCACTAGAAGCACATATCAAGTACTGCTTGCGTTGCCAGGCAATGGGCGAAGTTTTAAGTTACCCAGAAGTCGCAGTGCATCACGAAGAGAATGACAATTAGGAGACCCCATGGACATCAGAGAACAAGTTATTGAACGTATCCGCAAGATCATGGCACGGACTGAAACGAAGTCCGGTTCGACAGAGGCTGAGATCGAGCAGGCATTCGCTTTCGCTCGCAAGTTGATGGACGACCACAACATCAACGAGTACGAAGTTCACAATGGAAACGATCCGATGTCGGATTTTCAACGCACCATTGTGAACGAAGAAGTTTATGCACGCTCCGGCAAGATGGACCCCAGCAGCCGATTACTGCTGTTGGCTGTATCGATGGTGTGCGATGTTAAGAACTACCGGTCATTAGAGTACCGAAAGAACAAGCGTGGCAACGACAGCATGATGAGTATCTCGCATTATGTGGGTGCCACTCACGATGTGCAACTTGCAATCGCTCTGTTTCGGCAGCTTGTCGTGACTATGTGGTCAATGTCACAGATCCGTATGAACCAGAAGCATTGGACACCGGAGCGATTGTCATATTGCTACGGATTCGCCCAGCGACTGGTCCAGCGCGCGAAAGAGTTCAGGGATGCCCCTTCCGTAACCGGTGGAACGGCCATCGTGATCCGGAAGTCGGAGAAAATTGAAGCTTGGCTGGATGAGAACGTCGGTCGCTTCAAGTCGAGCAAGATCACGAAACGCTCCGTTGATTCTGCAGCCTATGGCAGGGGATCCGAGGATGCCGACAGTGTCTCGTTGCATGAGCGACCGCAAATTGCGAGCAACCAGAGGCTTCTGAAGTAATGTACCTCACTCCAGAAAGCAAGTGGTGGGTCCTAACGTTCAGAGCCAACGAGCGTGCCTGGACTTACGGACGCTACCACAAGGTCTTGACCGACGATCAGATCGTCGGTCGCTTTCTGGATGTATTCCCAGAAAAGTTGTATCTGGAACAGACTTATGAAGTGTACCGCTATCGTAAGTGGTACAATAAAGGAATGTTAGATGGGAGTGGCCATCCACCGGAAAGTGCGTCGTATCGTTACGACCGACGGCAGGTGGGCATTTACCGTCTAATTTGTCGGTGCACCCCACGTGGAAAACCTCTACTGTGGGAACCGAGATGGGAGATAGTCATGAACGTACGTAAGGTATCCGCAAAGACAGACAAGGGTGAGACCAAGGCCGTGGACGCCAAGAAGGCGACCCGCAAGGAGACTCAGAAGGCTGAGAAGGCGACGATGCGTCTGCAGGATTTCTGCATCGAGCTGATGAAGCGGAATGCGAAGCAACATCTCACCGACACGCAACTCGCGTCTGAGGTGAGAGCTCAGTATCCTGGGAAGCGACGTTGGGAGGACAAGGAGGTCGCTCCCCTGACCTTCCATGCCTACCGCGTGGCCTACAACAAGGGTGCGCTCACGGGTGGTGAGGTCCCTGCGACCCTGTCGCATCGCTACGGAGAGGATGGGCAGGTCGACGACCCTACAAGGGGTCCAAAGCTCGGGACCAAGCGCGGGTCGAACGACGAAGGCGAGACCAAGAAGTCCAGAGGCGCATCGACCAGGCGGAGCAAAGAGGACTAGGACCCTGTTGGTTGTGTAGGGGTGAGGGATCCTGGACATTCGGGGTCCGGGATCCCGATACCCTTCTATTCAGAGATGTGGTCCTATGCGCGAAGTGTGCCGCTAAGTGCGAGAAGACTGGCTGTCCAGGTTGTGGGGACATGGTCGGATATACACCCATGGATTGGTATTTGTCCCAGAAATGCGGCGCGTGCCGTAGGAGTAAGTAATGGAATTTCTTACTGAGACTGAAGACCTCGAAATGGAATTTCTAGCGAGTCTCCCTGTCAGTACAGATTTTCTTGCACCTGCCTACTTGCTTGCACGAGACTTTCACCTTCTTGATCACGGTGGTATGCCATGCCTCAGGAAGGTGGAAGCTCTCGTGCAGCGTTTACGAAAGAAAGGCTACGCTGTCTGGAGTGCACCAGATCCGAATCACGGTCGAGTGGTGTACATTACACATGCAGGCTGGAAGTATGCCCAATACTCGGCTCAGGCTTACTGGGATAAAACGTATGGAGACCGCAAGATATGAGACACATTATTAGTGCAATGCTAGGTTTCGCAGCTGGTCTAACTGCATCTCTTCTCATTTGGGGTTCTTGGCGACATGCAATAGCTGGACTGATCGCAGTCGGTCTATTGTGCGCAGCTGAGAAGATCAGTGCCCATGAATAGCGTCAGTCAATCGCTGATGGCGGGGCGGCGGGGCGCGGGGGGCGGCGGGGCGGCGGGGGCGGGGCGGCGGGGGGCGGCGGGGGCGGGGCGGCGGGGGGCGGCGGGGGCGGGGCGGCGGGGGGCGGCGGAGTTCGAGTGTAAGGCGTTAAGTCCCGTCGGCAACGAGGCTTAGCGAAAAAACGTTTTTTTACGCGCCTGACGGGTCGGCTCAGCCGACAATACCTCGGCCTGGTTTGCGGCTGGGGGCGGCGGAGTAAAAGGGTCTCCGATCCGCCGCCCCCAAAGCAAACCGCCCACCTGCGAATGGTGGTGTACAAATGAGAGTGAATGAGCCGCAAATTTAGACGACTGTTCGCTTATCAACGCTCAGTACTCCGCTGGGCCGCACCTCTCGAGAGTATAGCACTTTTCCTTCAAATGCGATTAGGCAAGACATTAATCGCAATTCGCTGGGCAAATTCAAAGTCGGATACCGGCAAACTAGTAGTGGCACCTGCAAGTGTACTGCCGGTATGGAAACGAGAGTTAGAAGAAGAAGGATATCCGAGTACTCTATTACTCGGAACTCAGAAACAAAGACTTGAATTACTCAAGGCTGGTCAGGCAGCTGGACATGTCTGGTTCCTGATAAATTGGGAGGGACTGCTACTTCGGGGTGTCGGTGGACGACATTGGGTCGCTGGCAATGTCTGTCAGGTGTCTTGGCAAACGGTCATCCTTGACGAGAGCACTCGTATCAAGAATCCGAGAGCACGCATCAGCAAATTCTCCACCGAACTGCTTTCTCTCGCTTCCTACAAAGCGATTCTCAGTGGTCTGCCGAATCCTGAAAGTGACCTGGAATTCTACCAGCAGATGTCATTCCTACACTCCCACTGGATGGGCTGCAAGAATTTCTGGGTATGGAGAGATCGACATTTCGTCCTTGACTACTACACCTGGACCATGCGACCGGCATCTCGTCTCCTAATGCATGACTTGTTCAAAAAGCAGGCCTACCGTTTGACACGACGGCAGGCTGGACTCGTAAATAAGAAAGTCTGGCAAGAACGCTACGTAGAGTTACCACCAGCCGTTCGAGCTAGCTACCGAAAGGCAGAACGCGATTGGATACTCGGTGAGGATCCGACGAAGTTCGCAATCGTGAGACATACGTGGCTGTCCCGAATTGCGGGAGGTGCCTTGCCGAATTTCGAGCACAATGCCAAGTCGGCTGAATTGATGAACCTGCTCCTGACAGATCTACGGGACCAACAAACGGTCGTCTGGTTCCGATATCTGAAGGAAATGGATCAGGTAGCTAAATTGCTCAAGAGCCATGGCATTAGTTTTAGGAAGATGAATGGTGCTACACCTTTGCATGTACGTGAGTCGTACGGTGAGGACTTCGAGATAGGTGAGTTTCATGTCTTCCTGGTCCAAGCAAAGGTCGGTGCCTTCGGCTTGGATATGTCGGCTGCTAGTACTTCCGTGTACTACAGTTTCGAATGGTCCGGTCAAGTTTGGGGTCAAAGTCAAGACCGCATCATACATCCCCAGAAAAAGGAGCCACTTCACTACATTGCATTGCTCGCTAAGGACACTATCGATGAAGACACATACGACATCCTCAAGGGAAAGGGTGTCAGAAGTCTCTCATTTCTCGAGAATGTGGTCGCGAGATTGCAAGCGAGGTACAAACGAAAATGAAGATAAGAAAGCGAATTGAATCCTCAGACCACCAAGTCAGTGCCAGTTCAGCACCCGTTCAAGAACTGTACTTGGTCGGTGAAGTGTACATGCAGAAATTGCAAAGTGGTGAAGTTTGGAATTGTAAAATCCACGGTGATATCTGTGGTCACTATGTATGGCCAATGGATGTAGGATCCGCGATAGGACGTTTACAGTCCATTAAGAAGGACTCTCCTCGTAGCATCATGTTTAAGTTAGTCCCCATCTTCAACCCAAAGGAATGCAAACCATGTCAAAAGAAGAACAAGTCCTAGAGTTGGCGAGCAATGGTGGTTTCGCACTGAAGACCATCGCACATTTCACTCACCTACCATACAAGGAGGTCTGCCGAATCATTTACCAATCGGATGTACGCTTGTCCGATTGGAGGATGGCACGCAGCCCATGGGCACGTGCGCAGGTGCAGTCGATCATCGGAAGATTGAAAGCTGCGTATGGTTGAGAAAAAGGAGCACTCGGATGACCTGCGTATCAATCGATCCTGGAATTGAAACTGGATGGGCTGCGTGGGACACCCACAAACCTACATGGAAATTGGTCAATGTAGGAATACTGTCTCCTGCAGGAACCGCCTGGGATACGCGATTGAGAAATCTTTGCATGCTATTCAAGGCCTATGTGATTGAACCCTATGCACCTACGAAGGCAATAATCGAGATGGGTCAATTCTTCGAAAGTGAGGGAGGTCAATTGTGTGCTCGTCGAGGTGACTTGGCGAAGTTGCTTCTCGCGACGGGTGCTCTCTACGGCATGCTGCGTACGCATTGCAACACCGGAATTGTATTGGTCAAACCCAGTCAGTGGAAAGGACAATTGCCGAAGAAGATAGTTGAGCAAAGAATTCGTAGGATCCTAGGCTCAAAACTTTGTGAGCAATTAGATATTCAATCCCATGCTTGGGATGCTGTGGGAGTAGGACTATGGGCGCAAAACCGTTTATGACCATCAATAGCATGCATGGGGATCGAACAAGTTTGATCGAGATGCATAAGTTGTGGTCGGATTGCCACGAATGCAAACTCGGTACGACAGCCACATGCCACGTGCTGGGAAGAGGAGAGTTTCCTTGCGAGGTCATCTTCATCGGCGAGGGTCCAGGTCAAAGTGAAGATGCAACCGGTTACCCTTTCGTCGGTAAGGCTGGAAAGTTGCTCGATCACTGGATAGGCAATGCTAGGTACACAAATCCGTTCTCCTACGCGGTCACCAACTTGGTCGCTTGTCGACCCACTGATGAGGAAGGTCGCAATAGACCACCTAGTGCAGATGAGATATATCACTGCCAACCGCGCTTGTCTCACTTCATCGAGATGTGCTGCGCAGACGGAGTTGTGCTGCTCGGACGTGTAGCTCAAGTGCAAGTTCCTTGGCTCCAGAAGAATTTCAGCGAGCTAAGATTGTTATATCTACCGCATCCAGCCTATGTGCTACGCCTAGGTGGCAAGAAGAGTGATGCAAGTGGAAAGGCAATCAGAGATCTGAGGTCTTTCATAGAATTGATAGGGAAACCTGATGAGCGATAAACCTTGCGGTGAGACACCGACTTTCGATGGACTAGTTTTAGGACTACGCAACCTCTATAATCGAGAGGGTGATGAAGGGTTCTACCTTCTGGCTGCTGTGAGTTCAATATCATATAGAAAAATCAAAGCCATCATGGACGAAAGTTACCTTCCCGATTCGGTTGAACGTGCACAGTTGGAAATGCTAATGTAAAGAAAGGAGACCAGATGAAACCTAAGAGTAAGAGTGACGCTTCAAAATGGAGACCAGACAAGGAGGGGATAAATGCCTCCGGCATATTGTGCTGGTTGGAATGCCGCGAACAATTCAGACTACAAGTCGTGGAAGGTTGGAGGAACCGTTCTGAACCAGAACCCATGATGTTCGGGACTTTAATCCACTGGTTCATGCATCGATATTATGCTAAAGGTCATGCACCCAGTGAGCAAGAAATTCATACTGACCTCGAGACCTACAGCAGACAATGGCATCTAGATACTAAGATGCCTTCTACCAAGCTGTCAGACACCTTGATCGTCTGCTTGACGAAAGCTGAACCGATTCTTCAGATGTACTTCAAACGGTGGGCTGGTGACTTTTCTGGAAAGAAATATCCAGTCATGACACGCACAGTCCAACCGGTGAAGTGGATCAGTCTGGAGAAACGAAGAGAAGTCAAATTCGAAGTTGACGGTCAGGCGTTCAATATCTTCGGTACTCTGGATGGTGTGTTCGAGACTAAGAGCCACAACGAATGGATCATTGATACCAAGTGCTTGAGCATGATAAATGCACCTGATATCATCGATACTTTGCAGTGGCAGGTCCAGTTCATGCTCTATGCTTGGATGTGGAGCAAGATTGGTCGGAAGCCGAAGGGAATTGTAATGAATGTGATCCGTCGTCCTGGGTTGGTATGGTCAGATGGCATGACAAGTATTGACTACATCCATAAGGTCCTCACTCACATCCAGGAGAAAGGTTTCGATCACTATTTCTCACGCTTTCAATTGGAGTTGACCAAGAAGGATCTGCTGAACTTCGAGGTTGAGTTCTTGACTCCTGTCCTGACCGAGATGCTGATGTGGTGGAGGGGTGATCTTCCTCATTACGTGAATTGGCCGCATTTGATCAACAAGTACGGTCGATGTCAGATGTTCGTACCCATCACTCAAGGTGACACAAGCAATTGCTATAGAAAGGCGGACGTTGATTGAATGTGCAAACAGTCCATTAGGTCACCACCTATGGCAACGCGACATGCCACTTTGTCGTTTCTGCGATACTGTGGATCCTTACTGGTGGCCGACAGTCGGTGATATTCGTAAGGTATTGGGAAAACGTGAAAGAAAGGAACAATATGTAATGGCACGTGTCGTCACTAACAAGAAGGCTCATGAATCCAGGTTCAAGACGCGAACATCGAGATCCGTTGAGACACCCGATGTGGAATTGCCGACAGAGCGTCGTACCGTGAGCAAAGCCTTCGAAGATTTCCACACTCTGATACACGGTGAGAAGAAGACCGGTAAAACTCTTCTAGCAGATGCTAGTGAGTCCGGTGTCGAAACCTTCTTCGCACAATTTGATCCTCCCCAGAAAGCGTACAACCTGTACGAGCACTACTGCCCTGACTATGCAACCTTTCTGGCAGTTCTGGAGAAGTTGGAAGAAGCGAGCAAGGGATCGAAGAAGTTTCCTTTTCACCGATGTGCTGTCGATGGCATCGACCTCATGTATCATGAATGCATGAAGTGGGTGTGCAAGAGACATGGAGTCGTACATCCTAGCGAAGGTGATTACGGTGATGTCTGGTCGGCTTTGCGTCATGAATTCACTGGTTCGATCAGACGACTGATGGCACTCCCTTGCGGTGTCTGGTTCATTTGTCACTCGGTCTGGAAGGAGACTAAAGATCGGCACACTGGCGTTCGTGATGAACGCTTAGTTCCAGCAATGACCAGTACTGCTGAAGAGATTGTGAATGGCTTGGTGGATGCAACTTTCGCAATCGACTGGCATGGCAAGCAGCGCATCCTCATACTCCAAGGTGATCAGCAGGTTGCTGCCGGACATCGAATGGATCGTCCGAACAATAAGCACTTCAGAGACAGGGTTACTGGAGAACCTTTGGAGGAAATCACACTTGGTAAGACAGTCAAGCAGGGTTATCAGAACCTTCTTGATGCCTACAACAATCAGTACCACCTGAAAGAGAAGAAAGAGTCCGACAAACCGAAGGTTGAGTTCAAGTTCAAGAAGAAAGGAAAATGAAGATGGCGGTGAAACATGGAAGGTCTGCAGTTGGTGTCAAAGGAAAGCTGGATGCGCTCAAGAAAGCTTGGAAAGGAGCTCAGGAGCGTGTCAAGAAGAATCCTGCCGGCTACGGAGATGACTTCCCGTTCGAAGACGGGATTTACATCTTCCGTTTGGTCGAGATGGAGATCCGTGAAAGCCAAGCTGGAAACTTGGGGTGCCAGAGCAAGTACGTCTGTATGACTGAAGGTGATGCGCACGGTCAAGTCAAGACATCATGGCACAAACTCGAAGATGAGGATTCACTGGAACGCTTTGTCCGAGACTTGAGGCGATTGGAGATTGAAGGCATTGAAGATGCGGGTGTGGAGGAACTGGAGGATGCTGCTGTCGCTGTGACGAAAGAGAAGCCGGTGGTCCGAGCTCGCCTTGTCACACCGTCGGGCAGTGATCGACAGTTCATCAACGTCCAGAAAGTCTTGGATCCGAACGATCTCCCTCCTGATGCCTCAGACCCTGAGGAGAAAGAAGAGGAGAAGGAGAAGCCGACCAAGAAAGGTAAGAAGAAGGACGATGAGGAGACTCTCGAACTCTGTTTCGATCCTGATGACCTGAGCAAGAAAGAAAGGAAGGCTTTGGTCGCATTGGCTGAAAAGTCGGAGATTGATCCCGACGAGCATGCTGAGATCGTTGATCTTATCCAGGCAATCGCAGAGCATCATGGTCTGGTCGGCAAATTCGATGACATCGATGAGTTCATGGAAGGCATTGAGGAGAGCCAGGGAAAGAAGAAGAAGGACGAGGACGAGGACGAGGACGAGAAGAAGGACAAGAAGAAGAAGGACGAGGACGAGGACGAGAAGAAGGATGCGGGTGAAGAACGTGAACCTGTGGTTGGGGATGCTGTCGAATTCACCCCTGAAGGTTCGAAGAAAGAGATTGAAGGAGTCGTGAAGTCGGTCGACCGCAAGAGCAAGACAGTGGTGATCAAAGTCGGCATGGTCAAGCACAAAGACATCGACTGGGATGATCTCACTCTGCTTGTTGACTGAGTCTGAAATACTAGACCACCCCCGTCCGAAAGGGCGGGGGTCGGTCTTTCTTCTCTAGAAAGGAGTCTTAGATGAAACTGAAACCCGCAGCTGGACGCTTACTTGTGGTCGTTATACCCCCAGAAGATATCACCAGAGGAGGCATCATACTACCGGAAAGTCGAGGTGACAACAAACCCACGCAGGGAGTCATCCTGCCGAATGGCATTGGACCTCCTTTGGTCGAGTTCGGTGTCGAGATCAAGGTCAACTTCAAAGAAGAGCAACGTGTCATTTTCAATCGGTACGCAGGCACCGAGATCAAAATTGGTGATCTGAACCTACTGGTCCTGAAGCACAGTGACGTTATGTGCTCTGTCGAAGAATAGAAAGGTGGTGTGGTTTGAAATTCTTCATCGCTTCTCCATTCTTCAATGAACCCCAATTGAGAATAGTCAAAGTTCTTGAGATCATGCTAGAGAAATACGGACATACTTATTTCTCAGCACGTCAGCACGGTCCTGTGTTGGAAGGCAAACCTCGTTCGGTTGAAGAAGCTGAACGAGTTTTCTGGGTGAACATCAATAGTATGGCTGGTATAGATTGGATGATCGTGGTCGTGGATTATCTTCTGCCACCCGATGTGGAATTGAGAAAGGTCAGGGCAGCCTTCAACCCAAATGGTCTCTTGTATGCAGCTGAAAGTCCTATACTTGAGATTCCGGATACGGGTACTGTCTTCGAAGCTGGTGTCTTCTTTGGTGCCTTCGAGCAATGGAAGCGTCATAACTTCGGTCGTTGCGAAGAACAAGAGAAACCGAAATTGGTTCTTTTCACTCAGTCACTCGTGATGACTATGAACTTGATGCTCACTCGTTGTGCGAAAGGGATACTATGTGGAACAGATCACCTTGAAGTCTGGCTTGATTCGAAGTGCAATGAAAAGGTTCTGTTCGATTGGCCAGAAGAAGATGGACGATTAAGTTCGAGGGAGGCAGATCGTGGAATTTGACTTCAGGGAAGCAATGGTCGGTTGTGGTTCTTGGATAAGAAATGTGAAGCGCCACACAGGTGCCTTCACTCTTCACCAGGAATCGGTGGCTGAACATTCATACTACGTGGCAATGTATGCTTGGATGATCGCTCGATGGGTGGAGTCTCGCACCGACTGGAAAATTGATTATCAATCTCTGCTCGCTGCGGTACTACTGCACGATCTAGAAGAAGGGTACAGTGGAGACTTTCCGTATCCTTTCAAACTTGCAGATAAGACTGGAGCGATCAAGCAAGCAAGCAGTGAGGCAATGAAGCTCATTACTAAGCGTCTATGTCCTGAGGATGAAGACGACCAAGCACGTCTGTTCTCGATATGGGAAGGTGCTAAACAAATTCCAGCTTTGCATGGTCAGAACAAGCACAATCCCTATATCATTGAGCTCGCAGACTTCATGGCATTGCTGAGTTTCGTCTGGCAGGAGGTAAAGAACGGGAACCGTTCAATTCTGGACCACTTGACAGGTTTAGAAGTACGTGTTCAAACCTATCGGAAAGATGCCCGATACCATGCGTTCCAACCTCTGATAGTCCAAATGAAGTTCATCGTGGAAGAGATCTACAATGGCAAAGAAAAGCGACCAGAAGATACGACAGTCACGGTCTAAAGTGTACGGTGACAATGTGCATAGGAATCACCGGCTTGTCGGTGAAGCTTGGCATGCTGTGTTATGCCGTGCCTTTGACCGTGACATCCCTCCAATACCACCGCATGTCGTCTGTCTGATGCTCGCGATCAACAAGGTAATGAGAGCAGCCAAACCAGGAACTTTTCAACGTGATGATTTTATTGATGGCCGAGTCTATATAGACTTTGCCGAAGAAACCAAACCGAGGAATCAAAATGAGCAAGATTGAGGCACGTATGCTGACTCACACAGAGCACCCTGCGATCACGGTATGGCTTGAGTGGATGCAAAGTCGTTCAGATGCCCACATCCCTTCAGCACAAGCTGTCTATGAGAAATTCCAAGTGGGTGCAGGACCACAAGAAGTTGTCGGTGAGAATATCACGATACTCGAAATCGGTCAATTCTTCGACAAGATGTGCAACGACAGGTTACCTCTTCTGGAGACCATTGAAATCGTATTTCTTCTGGAGAACATACCAATTTCTTTGAGGGAACAATTGGTCAGACACCGTATTGGGCATCGTTTCGGACAGACTGTAGGTGTCGATATCATACCAGACTTGGCAGAATCGACTTTCTGGAGTCAAACGATGCGGGTCAAAGACATGGCTGGCTTTGCGACCCGGCATGACTACTACATCCCAGAATCGATCAACGAGTCAAAGACACAAGTTCCTTGGGATCATCGATCACCACGTACCTTGCCACTGGAGTTGTACGAAGAAGCAATGATGATGGCTCAGTCGGTTTATTCTAAGTTGATCGGTGCTGGCATTCCACTGGAGGATGCTCGTCAAGTTCTGCCATTAGGTATCACGCACCGTTTCATTTGGCGTACCAATTTGGCTTCGATCATCGGACTTCTCAGCAAACGAACTTGTTGGCTGGCACAACTCGGTATGTGGAAGCCACTGATGGTTTCAGTGGTCAAGGAACTTGGACTCAAGATCAGTCCGATATTGAGGTCTAATTTACTTTCACCTCCTTGCATGAAAGGTGACGAACATACCGGATGTCCATATCTGATCGATGCAATGGGTCGCTTGATTGGAACTGATCCTCTTCCACCTTGCCCTTTGTTCTGTCGCTATCATCAGGCAGATATCGCCAATCACTTCAGTAAGCTAGAGAATCGTTGTTTGAAGTGGTGCGTATTGGGTGAAGACGAACCTCAATGCGATGATATTGGGTCACTAGACAGTTTCCAGAAGATGGTAGATGAGTTCAGTGAACTTTGGAATCGTGACCCGATGACCGGTCACCGTCGTTGACACCATGAGAAGACAACGTACTGCAGTTGTGACGTTAGATTCAATTATGGAGAGTGCCTACATTCTCCAGAAGAAGGCGATATTGCTGCTAAGTCTCAGGCAACCGAAACTTGCCACTGTACTTCTTCACCGTGCATGGTATTGGGTACGGCGTGCTCGTCGCAATAGTCCGACAACTCGGCATGCTCGTATACTCGGTAAATTGATAAAGGTCGCAGACAATGCCATTAATAAAGGGTGAACTAATCGCTTTCGATACTGAGACTACAGGTCTCTCAGTATGGCATGGAGCCATGCCGTTCGCTTTCGGTTTTCAGAATGAGGACGGTGAACAAGTTGGTATTGAATGGCCTGTCGATGGTCGTACCCGACGACCTCTAGTCAACAAGACAGAACTCAAGGGTATGAAGGAAATTCTTGAGAATCGCAAGATACGAAAGGTGATGCACAATGCTAAGTTCGATATTCGCATGATGCATTACAACTTTGATATCTTACTCAAGGGTCCCTTTGATGACACAATGTTCATGGCTCATATGGTTAATGGCCTTGAGTTACGTGGCTATGGTCTGAAACCTCTCAGTGAGACTTATCTCGACTATCCGAGAGATGACGAATCTGATCTGAAGAAGATTGTAGTACGTTGTAGAAACTGGGCCAGAAAGCATCGACCAGATTGGGTGCTTGGATATGAGCATAAGGTCAATGCCTTAGGACAAGATGTGAAGTCAGCTGTCACAGCTTGTGACTATTGGTTACCGGCAGCAGTGGCACGCGAAACTAAAGATATCGTATCCAAGGAGCAAGCTGAAGCTTGTCTGCACTACTGCCTGTGTGATGTCGATCGTACCATTCAATTGCATGTCATGTACAGCGATTGGATGACAGAGTACGACGTCTGGAGTACTTACAGAGACGAACTTGAACTTTTCTGGACCACGTATAGAATGGAAGAAAGAGGAGTATGCCTATCGGTCGAAAGAAATAACGAGAAGGCAGTGGGAGCACGGCAGCGTCTTCTGGAGTGCAAAACCATTGTGGAAAAGGCGGCATGGAAAGGTTTCTTGATGGAACGAAAACCAGACCTTGCTAAGTTATTCTTCAAGAAACGAGGAGTCAAACCGACAACTCTGACCAAGCAGAAGAGCAAAGAATGGCCTGATGGTATACCTTCTATCGATCAGTACATGTTGAAAGAGTACATGGCTGATGATGAAGTGGTTCGTGCCTACCTCAAGTACAAAGCGAACCACAAGATTCTTGGAACCTACTACTTGTCTTTCGATCGCAAGAAAGTGAAGGATGATGAAGGCAATTGGATAATACATGCCGATTTTCGGCAAGTGGAAGCCGTCACGGGTCGCTTCTCTTGTGCGAATCCTAACCTTCAGAACATCCCAGACGAGCGTGCAACCAAAGCGGTTGAGCCAGCAGGAGCACGAAGCAGTTTTGGTCCGAGACCAGGATACGCTTGGTATTGTCTCGATTACAAACAGATTGAAGTGTATATGTTCGCGGACATTGCTCAAGAACCCACGATGCTCAAAGCAATTGAATCCGGCACCGATATGCACAACGACATGACCAATCGTGCCTTTGGAGGGCAAGGGAACCCCGCCGCCATACGTGTAGCACGCCACGCTTTAGGGTTAGACCTTACCCAGAGAGGTGAGAAACTTGAAGAGTTATGGAAAGATATGGGTCTGACTGTCAGATCCGTCGAGCGCATGTCCAATGAACGCAAAGACAAGTTGGCAGCTGAATGGATGGAGAAGTTTGACTGGAAGATCGTAGATGCGGAAGGTTCACTGGGTCTGAAAACTGTACGAGGACGTTGTAAGATATGCACCTTCAACCGTATCTACGGAGGTGGCCCATCAGCGATCGCTTCTCAGATAGGATGCTCAATCGACGATGCTAAGAACTTTAGTCTCCTTTACGGAAAGGCATTCCCAAGAATTGATAGCTATATGCGTGAATGCACTGCTAAGGTCCGTAGGGATGGCTTCATTCGTACTCGGTATGGACGTCGTGTGAACATACCGAGAGACTTTGCATACAGAGGTGTCAATGCAGAAGTGCAAGGTTCAGCTGCAGATCTCCTGAAGCGTTCTATGAGACGGTGCGACAAGTACCTTAGGGAGACTGGTCTGGATGCTCACCTACTGATGTGCATTCATGACGAATTGATATTTGAGTTCAAACGCCCTGCACCAATTGGGGTCATCAGAACCCTCGCAGATATCATGGAAGACCACGGTGGCGCTTTCGGTATCGATATGAAAGTGGACATTGAGAAAGCTTTGGTCCAATGGGATCAGAAAGAGAAATGGAGTCGCAGGTGATCGACAAAAGTGTATTACAAATTGTACAATTCGAACATTTGGCGTGGTCGAGAAAGAACTTTCCTCTTACAGAGGCTCATGAACCCCTTCTCGGAGTCGTAGAAGAAGTTGGGGAATTGGCGCATGCTCATTTGAAAGCTCGTCAGAAGATCCGAAACAATCAAGATCACGAAGAAGCTGGAAAGGATGCAGTCGGTGACATCCTGATCTATCTGGTCCATTACTGCAACATTCGTGGTTGGGATGTGGAGAAAATTCTCGATGATACATGGGTTCATGTGAGTGGTCGCAATTGGGTGAAATATCCTGAGACTGGATTTCCAGAAGCAAATGAGGCACCGATGCGATCGCAACCGGTGAGAGACGACATTGAAAACCGAATTTCAAGGATGACCTAATGAACAAAAGACCGACCTGGGAAGAACTATGGCTAAGGATCGCACGAGATCTGAGTTATCGATCCCACGATCCTGATACCAAGCATGGTGCTGTCATTGTATCTCGCGATAACATCGTATTGGGTGCAGGATACAATGGCTACCCACGTGGCGGTGGAGAAGAGAATTACCCAGATACACGTCCAGAAAAGTACCGTTACATTATCCATGCAGAAGCCAATGCGATCTGTCAATGCCAAGGTGGCCGGCAACCAGATTCAGTAATCTATGTGACAGGTTTGCCATGTTCGAATTGTTTCGGTCTCATCATTCAAGCTGGCATAAAGCGTGTAGTATGCGGACCGACATCTTCATGGTGTGTCGATGAAGATGAAGTAGAAGCTGTTAAGTTGATGACAAAAGTCCACGACATCAGAGTTCAGATATTCAGTGAATGGCCAGATGAGTCATGGAGATGACATGCAAGTCAAAAAGAAGAAAGTGCATCGAATTCTGGAAGAAGCAAGGGCCTTTGCGGAGAAGTGTCTATTTATCGATCGAGTTAAGGGTTATAAAGGAATAACCGAGAGAGAAAAGAACATCGTAAAGCATTGCGGTCCGACTCCGGATGGGTGCGATGCTTGTGTCCCCGATCTGACGATCAATATCGGAGTACGTTTCTTTGCAGTCGCTCAGATCATGAAGCGGAATTTATTCCGTATTCTGGATGTGGGTTGCGGCACCGGCATACTGTATGCTGAAGTTTCCAAAAATGCGATCTTCAAGCGTACTTCACCTATTTATGTCGGTCTGGATTACCGGAATGCTTTCTTGTACGACCAGAAGTTTGCTTGCTTCTATGAGTCAGACATCACCGCTAAACCAACTATCTTCAAAGAATTGTCTGTCGGCAAAGGTGAAGTCATTACCTGCATGGAAGTTCTGGAGCATATAGATGAGCGACGCAGTCGGGGGTTGCTCGATCATTTAGCGGGTGCTATCGGTAAAGGTGGAACCTTGCTCATCTCGACTCCGGTCAGTGAGGGACGCGGTGCAATTGACTTTGCTTTCGAAGAAAAGAGATACGGTCATGTCTTCTACTGGTCTCTCAAAGAACTTGTAGAACAGATCGAATCTTTCGGATTGAAAGTCGATTGGTGGCCGAACCATGGACTACGTCACCCGATGTCGTTCAGCAAGATCAGCACCTATGTGCAGAAAGAGTATGGATATGACATCACTGAACTAATGAAGCGAATGATTGACCGTCTCGGTCCTGCCTTGACCCGTTCTATCTTCACTCAATTTTCCAGAATGGAAGATTGTTGTGCAGTTTCAATAATTGCTACAAGGGAATGATATGGATCCCATTCCGAAACTTCTTAAGCCATTTGTCTATCACGGTGTGGATTTCTTTGGTGAAAGTGGTCAACAACGTGAAGCCAGTTGTATATTTTGCGGAGCCCAGAATCGCTTCTATGCCGATACGACTAGCGGACAATGGAAGTGCATGCGGTGTGATCGTTCTGGGAATGTCATTTCCTTCATGACTCAATTAGTCGAAATGCACTTCAAAGATACAAGCCACAATGCCTGGATGCTGTTGAGTAAGAATCGTGGTATGCCTGTACGTGCCTTCAAGCGTCGTCGAGTTTCTTTTGACGGCACACACTACTTGATTCCTTGCTTCGGTGTAACCGGACATGTCTATAATGTACGGAAGCACAAACTTGGGACTAAACTTCTGACCAATACAGCAGGATGTAAAGTCCAACTGTACGGTTTGAATCGTCTGAAAGAAGTTAGTCCAAAAGCAGTCGTGTGGATATGTGAAGGTGAATGGGATGCAATGGCAATGGATGAATTGCTTTTGCACGCAGGTGTCAAAGGGCATATCGTTCTTGCAGTACCAGGTGCTGATATATTCAAGACAGAATGGCTTCGTTTTCTGGAAGGAAGAACTGTACGTCTATTATACGATAATGACGATGCAGGACAGCGCGGAAGTTATAAGGCAGGTCGTATGCTGAAGATGACAGCGACCCAAATCTCTTACTTAGAGTGGCCTAAGAGTTATGCTGCTGGTTTCGATATCCGAGATCTGTTCAATGAACTTAAGAAAGATCATCGACTTGATGAAGGAATAAAGCTCGTCCATAGTTGGCTCAAGGCCACGCACCCTCTAGAGAGAGAAGAGCGACCTGTCAAAAAGGAATCCAGTAGCGGTGAATACGATGGGCCTGAAGGAAGTGGCGACCGTTTAGTTTTTGAAACCTTTCCTGCTTCCAAACGAATGACTGTTGAGCAGATCTACCGTGTGTGCGAAGATTGCGGTTATGAGATGGACGAAACGATGCGTGATGGATTGCTTTTCTCTCTAGCAGTCGTTTTGTCCACGATGATGCCGCAAGATCCTGTATGGGGATGGCTCGTCTCCGCACCTGGTGGAGGAAAATCAGCGATCCTTAGTCTATTTTCGGATAGCGATCGGTGCATCTATCGTTCTACTCTAACACCTAAAACTCTTTGCTCTGGTTGGGGAACTGCGCATGGCGAGGACCCAGGATTGTTCCATAGCTTGACAGATCGTTGTCTGATGTGTCAAGATGGCACTGAAATGCTGACCCAAAATGAAACGGCTCGAGATGAAATGATGGGTGCTCTGCGTCACGCCTTCGATGGCGTTTACGACCGTACGTATGGCAACATGGTCGCACGTCACTACAAGAATCTTCACTTCAGTATGCTGATCGGGATCACGCATGTCATTTATGCATACGAGCAAGCAGCTTTGGGTGAACGCTTTCTTAAACTCAACATGTCACCTAAGAATAGAAAAGATATAGAGATACGTCGCATACGTGCTGCTGTCCGTTCCAGTGAACTCGACAAGTCATTGGAACCTGCCAAGGAAGCTATCAAGATGTTCATCGGTCGGCAGGTCCCGAGTGCGTGGCCCATTTGGTCTGGTGAACAACTTACACGCATCATAAGCCAATGCATGCTCGTAAGTCGTTTGCGGGCACAATTGAACCGTGCCTTCATTCCTGGAATAGGTGGCGAGGAATTACTCGTGCGACCTGAACCTGAATGGGCGACCCGCATCACTAAGCAACTCTGTAAGTTCGGAAGTGCAGTGGCTGTGTGTCTGGGTGAAAGTGTGATCAGCAATCGTACTTTCAATTTCGTCAAGCGTGTAGCTAGAGATACCTGCAAAGCTTTCAATGGCGAGATCATAGACTACATGGCTGAGTACAACAATTGGAAGTCTGTACGTGAACTGTCCGATGACCTTAACATACCCAGAAGTACTCTAAGCCGACGGCTTGCAGATCTCCAAGTCTTAGGTGCCATAAATCTAGAGAGTCGCAAAGACAAATCTGATGGTCATACTAGAGACTTCATACGGTTGTCTCCAGACACCCTTAAGCTTTGGAAGGAAGCCTACGTCAATTGACCGGTTTGCGCTTTCCGGTGT